GGTTCCAAATGGACGAACACGACCCTCTCTTCCGAATGCAATGTCTGGTTTCAAATAGAGGAACCCTGCTATCAAGAATAGATAGATTGTAACCATCCACATGCGATGGTTGCGACGAGTTAGAAACATTGTTATTTACTCACACCTTTTTCCGTTCAGATTAACAATGAGTCAACCATATGTTCTTCCGAACAGGAAGGCTTTTGCAGATTATATAACACGAGTCTTTCTAAAGTACCGCGGTAACAAAGATAAACCTGGAAACCGGGAACTTTTTCCATATCAAAAGATTATCCGCGATTATCTATTGATTGAAACACCTTATCGTGGTCTGTTGGTATATCACGGATTGGGTTCAGGAAAGACATGCTCGTCCATTGCAGTAGCCGAATCACTTCTTTCAGATGCAAATGTGTTTGTCATGCTTCCTGCATCTCTTGAAGAGAACTATTTGGGAGAGATTCGTAAATGTGGTGACCCTATCTATGCCTACGATCAGCACTGGACTATGAAACAATTAACAGAGCAGACACGTGCAGAAGCCAAGGCACTCAAAATTTCGGATGGATTTTTGGCATTGAATCAAAAGTTTTACGTCACAAGCATTGGTAAAGAACCCAACTTCAATAACCTACCTGAAACCGAGAAAGAGGTTATTCGTAAGCAAATTGAGGATATTATTCATCAACGGTTCTCTTTCATTCGTTACAACGGTCTTTCACGTAAGAATATTGATAAATACCTTGCAAAAGAGGGTGAACCGAATCCATATGACAACGCTGTCATCATTGTTGATGAGATTCATAACTTCATTTCACGAATTGTGAATAAGTCGGATATTGCAAATAAACTCTATGAAGAAATTCACCGAGCAAAAGGGTGTAAGATTGTTGCACTTTCTGGAACACCTATTATCAATCGTCCAAACGAGATCTCATATCTGATGAACTTTTTGAGAGGTCCAATTGAACGTGTGAATATTCCATTTGCAACTCCACCAACTTGGGATGAAGAGAAGATTACAAACGTATTGCGAACAATTCCAGATATAGATACGATTGAGTTCAACGTAGTCAAGAAATACGTTATGGTAACGCGCAATCCTCCAAAGTTCCGAAGTGTCTATAACGAAAAAGGTGATCGTATTGCAGTTCAGTACATGAAAGATTTGAACTACAATCCAAATGCAAATGAATGGGTAGGAACATGGAAAGATAAATTTGAAGGAGAAGTTGGAGGCGCACAAATTGCTATGGAACGAATTTCAGTGGATACCTTGGAAGCGTTGCCTACTGATTTTGAAGAATTCGTGAATACCTTTTTGGATGGATTAACTATCAAAAACCCATTTCTATTTAAGAGACGTATTCAAGGATTGGTTTCGTATTACAAAGGAGCAGATGAGTCTGTACTTCCACGCAGAATAGACGATGATAAAATGTTGGAATTGATTCCGATGTCAAAGGAACAGTTCTCACGATATTTGGAAGTGCGTTGGAAAGAGATACAGCAGGACAGTAAGAATCGTATTTCAATGAATGACGATCTCAAAACATTCCGTGTCAAATCACGGTTGGTATGTAACTATGCTGTTCCTCCTGATATAAAAGAAGTGATACCAGATGAGAATCTAACAGAGGACAATATTTCACCAAATGAAAGAGCATTGGGAATTATGCGAAACAATCCAAAGAAGTATCTTTCAAAAGAGGCATTGGCTATTTTCAGTCCTAAGATGTTGAAGATGTTGAATAATGTGGAAGAAACATTGGGAGGTGAAAAACGTCGTAATCAATTCATTTATTCTCAATATCGTTCCTTGGAAGGATTGGGAGTCTTCTCTGCTATTCTGGATGCGAATGGATGGCAGGAATACAAAATTACGAAGATGAACGGTCAATGGGTAGAAGATCCATCCTTGGATCAAGAAAAACCTGCCTACGCGTTTTATACCGGTGAAGAGGATGTGGAACAGCGTGAATATATTCGTCAAATTTTCAATGAATCCTATGCAGATAACTTTCCATCATCTTTAAAACTAAGTCTTCAAGGAAAGACCAGAAAATTGTGTATAATGATGGCATCGTCTTCAGGTGCAGAAGGTATCACGTTGTTAAATGTCCGACACGTTCATATCATGGAACCACATTGGACTCCAACAAGACACGATCAGGTGATTGGTCGTGCTATTCGTATCAACTCACATGCTAGTTTGCCTCCTGAAGAACGAACGGTGAGAGTCAGTTTCTACCTCAGTGTTTTCAATAAGGAAGAAGCCAAATCAGTGGATTATCCAAATATTGTGCCAATTCGTAGATCGGACACTGTTCTCAAACGATATACAGGTGGAAATCCAGAAGAAGTATTTATGTCAACAGATGAGGCATTGTATGAAACCTCGTATGAGAAAGATGTGGTTGGAAAGCGTATTTCAGTTCTTCTAAAAGAGGCAGCCATTGATTGCGAAATTCATAGAAAGTTGCATGGAACTGAAAAACCTGTCTTATCGTGTATGAGATTTGATACCACGACAACTGGTGAAGATCTTGCATTCAAACCATCTATAAATAGTGAGAACCGAGATCTATCTTATTTAAGAAACATGACGAAACGCGAAAGAATCCTGCAGAAGGTTGCTATTCATGATATGGTGTTTTATATAGACCCTTCTACAAGTGAAGTGTTTGATGGACCTGCATTTGAAGATAACAAACGTCTCATGCGAGTTGGGTTACTAACAAGTCCGACACAAATAAAGTTTATTCTCGTTTAAACGAGCACTGTTTCTCTTATATAAGAATGCGATTTGTGCTGGTAAGTACTCATACCGATCAAACAACCGGGTATTCAAAGGTTGCCTTCAATATTCTTAATGAAATAAAGGGTATTGAAAATGTAAAACTTTATCACTTTGGATTCCAACGACATCCAAGCAAGGCATCTATTCGTAAAGCACCTGAAGGTATTATTCAATACGATGCTGCTGCAAATGAGGATCCACAAGAAGAAGGCTTTGGATTCAATAAGATCAACGAATATCTTGAAATGGTGAATCCTGATGTTGTCATGATCTACAATGATCCATTAATCATTCATAGATTCGTTGAGTCTATGAAACATGAACGTGAAAAGGCTACTTACAAGCTCTGGATTTATGTAGATCAAGTCTATGAAGGAATCGCTCAACCATTGATTGATACTATCAACAATCATGCAGACCGTGTATATTGTTTCACTGAAAAATGGGCTAAGATTTTTAAGGGATACGCAGAGAGTCATCCTGAGATTAAGATTCTAGAACATGCTGTGGATTCTGCATTATTCACCAAAATGACCCCTGCGAATCGTAAAAATCTTCGTGAAACAATGAAAATTCCTATTCCACAAGATGGGATTGTCTTTTTAAATGCTAATCGTAACAGTGGTCGCAAGAGACTTGATTTAATGATTATGGCATTTGTAAGATTGCTTAAGAAGAATCCAGAGAAACCACTATATGCACTATTCGTCTCAAATATGAACCCAAAAACAGGTGCGCATTATGATGTTGCTCGTATTTACAAGGAAGAGTTGAAACTTGCTGGATTGAGTTCTGAATATGAAAAGAACTTGGTAGTCATTGATACTTCTCCTCCAAACGCTGTTACTGATGAAATTATCAATCAATTGTATAACATTTCAGATATCGGTGTCAATATGTCTGATGGAGAAGGATATGGATTGTGTCAATTAGAACATTTGTTTACCGGTTCTCCTCAAATTGTTACAGATGTTGGTAGTTATGAAAACTTCTTGAATGATGATGTTTCAATTCGTATTGCATCAACTGGAAGATCGTATTCCGCTGGAACAATGCCTCTTGGATTTGTTATTCCTGAATTTAATGTGACAGATGTTACCAAGGCAATGCAGAAGATGGTAGATAATCTTGATAAATACAAGGCGGCCGCATCTGATTATAAATTCAAAACTTGGAAAGAAGTGTGTTCTGGCCTTCGTGAAGACATTTCTTCTCTTGCAAATAAGTAATGCAAGTAAATTCAGCCCAAGATTACCTAACATACAAGAAGAGACAGATTATCGCTTCTGCGGCTTCTGTTGCTCCTTCTCCTCAGAAACGAAAGAACAATACCGTTTACACTTCTGTGGTCGCAAATCAAGCCGATCAAGTTGTTAGATTTATTGTTCCTATTCAAGCCCAACCCCAACCATCTGCTGTATTCACTTCAAGATGCTGCAGTATCTCGGGTGGACCAATATAAACATTTGAAAACCATTTATAATAGAATGCCTGGAGGTTTACTTCAACTTGTCGGTGTAGGCGCTCAAAATGAGTTAGTCAATGGAAATCCTTCTATGACTCATTTTCGTAGTGTATACCGTCGCCACAGCAATTTTGCAATGGAACAGATTCGTATGAGTTTTACCAGTTCCAACCTTGAGTTTTCATCTTCTATCACAAAGACTCTTCAATGTCGTATTGATCGGTATGCACAGATGATTCACGACTGTTATTTGGTTCTCACTCTGCCAGATATATGGTCGCCATTAGTGAATCTGAATGGTCAAGCACCACCTGCTGGGTATGATCCACGCTGCACTGCCATCGGTTACGAGTTTCAATGGATAAAAAACATCGGATACAATCTTATCGATCATGTAGATTTTGTTGCCAACGGTCAAGTCATTCAAACTCTTCGTGGTGAATGGTTGAAGATGTATTCCTATATGACTCACGATGAGAACAAACGTAAGATTGTGGATCAGATGACTGGTAACGTTGTAGAATTGTATGATCCTGCAAATGCTTTTGACAGAAACAATCAATATCCTCACGCGATTACTCCGTTGAGTCTTCCATCTGCTCTTCCTCAAACCAAGGTTCCTGAACCATCTATCCGTTCTCGTCAATTGATTATTCCTCTTCATTTTTGGTTCTGCGAAAATCCAGGCCTTGCATTACCATTGGTCTCATTACAGAACTCTGAAGTCTATATCAACGTAACTCTTCGTGCTTTGAATGATCTCTATACAGTGATTGATACCAAACCGGGGTCTATCACATACGGCCAACGTGTCAGTCCATACAATGCAACAATTCCAACTGGCCTTCCTTCTTTCTTGAGCTCTTTCTTGTCTCCTCCAAACTCAAACGGAACACCAAGCAATCCAACTCTGACCAACTTCTTTCCAGATCCCTACATTGAGGGCAACTTTATCTACCTCACAGAAATGGAAATGAATCAATTAGCAAAAGCAGATCAGTCATTCTTAATTAAGAATGTGCGCTTCGTGAATAACGAAGGACAGTTCGGTGCAAATTCAGATATTGAGATTCCAATGTTCAATTTGGTTACACGAGTAGTCTTCAACGCTCATCGCAGTGATAAGATTAGCAATAACGACTGGGATAATTACACCAACTGGGACAATCCAAATAGAGCCCCTTGGTCTTCTATTGATGGAAATCCACAAACCAATATGTATTCGTCGGGTCAACAGCAGATAACGTCAGTCTATCCAAGAGATAGTGTAGTAGATTCACTCCTGCTATTTGATGGAAAAGAGCGGTTCGCTACCAAACCCAAAGGCTTCTTCTCGCTTCTTCAAATGTATAAACACTCTACGGGAGATACTCCTGATTTGTTGCCAGGAACCTATATGTATTCCTTTGCTCTCAACAACGATCAGTATCAACCAAGTGGAGCAGCCAATGGAAGTATGTTCAATAAGGTGATTCTGAGACTGACTCTTTTACAGCCGACTCCTCTTGCTGTTTTACCAGGATCAGGTGGAGGATCAACACAAACTGCAGTCTGTGTATTGCGATCAACTGTATTCAACCAGACACCAACAATCATTCCACCTGGAAATATAAGTTTATATTCGCCGAATGAAGTGGTTCAACTCATTCAAACAGTGAATAACAACATCCTTTTCACCTACACATACCGAGTTGGAGTCTACGTGGAATCAATCAATTTCCTGCGTATCGTAAGTGGTCTTGCAAATCTTGTATTTGCCAACTAACAATGGTATTGATTAAACAAGCTACCTTTGGCGATGAAACAAGTGCTACTGATATTACCGACACGTTACAAGGTAAAATCACAAATGGATATCTTGATGTTGTCGCAGATTCCAAATTATTGCCTATGGTTACTTTGACTGCTACAAAAGCTGAACTTACCGATGAAGATAAAGATGAAGCAAAAAGAGAAGCGATTTCACAATGTGGTGGAAATGCCAATGACCAACAATGTATTGATGAACGAACGGCAAAAATTGAACAATCTCTTCTTCAAAAGAAATTGGCTGAACAGAATGCATCTGATAAAGCTGTGAAAGGACGTAGATTGACAGTGACTGTGGTAGGTGATGATGGAACAGAACAGGTACTTCAAATTCCAGATGGTCAAGAATTGAAAATAGGAGACCCTCCTCTCTCTTCTCAGTTTACAGGAGTATCAATCACTTCCATTCTCACCTTTCTTTGGACACCCTTGCTTTTGTTTGTTTGGGTATTCAGTGTAGTCATAACTTATAAACTCTTTGTACAAGAAGGTTATCAATTCGCAGGATACTTTGCGACTGCTGCTGCGGTTCTTATTCCATATTCTGGTTACTTCTTAGTTCTAGGACTGTATGCTTTCAAGGCCTACATGAATCAAAAATCTGTTCCGGTTTAATAATGATTCAACTCACTTGGGTTGTTGCGGGTGTCATAATTGGCATGCTGATTGCGTGTGTTATGGTTCCT